ACGGTAAACACAACCGCACCGACATCAAGCGACATAGCGCGTGGTGAGTTGGCGTTTGTTGAGGGCGACCAGAAACTCTATTATCGTGACAATTCAGATAACATCCGCGTCATTGGCGGGGAGGGTTCATTCCTTCGTTCAGATGCCAATGATACGTTCAGCGGCAACCTGACCGTCACAGGCAATCTTGATGTTCAAGGCACAACCACAACCATTGACTCAACCACGGTTTCAATCTCCGACCCGTTGGTGAAGTATGCCAAAGACAATTCCTCTGATTCTGTTGACACTGGTTTTTATGCTAAATATAACGATGGCTCTGACAAATACGCTGGCTTTGTCCGTGACGCATCTGACAGCGGCGCGTTTATCTTGTTTGATGGCGTTGGTGCTGAACCCACATCAACCGTTGATACAACGGACTCAGGCTTTAATAAAGCTACCCTGAAAGCTAATATCGAAGGTAATATTGCGGGCAGCCCGACAATTACCGCCGCTACCGTTGCTACATCATTGGATATGAACGGCAATGAGTTAATCTTGGATGCTGATGCCGACACAAGCATTACAGCGGACACCGATGACCAAATTGATATTAAAATTGGCGGCTCTGACGAGATTAACATTACTGGAACAGAGATTGCCCCTGCTGCGGATGGTGGGATTTCTCTCGGCACATCCAGCAAGAAGTTTTCAAACCTTTACGCTAGTGGCACGGTTGACCTCGGTTCAAATGTAAACATAGATGGCGGCTCCGTTGATGGCGCGGCTATCGGCGCTAACGCTGCTTCTACTGGCGCTTTCACATCAATCTCAGCAAGCAGCCAGATAACGTCTTCATTGTCTACTGGCACAGCGCCATTCAGCATTGCATCAACCACGGTTGTCAGCAATTTGAACGCTGACTTGCTGGACGGTAAGCACGCCCCTGCTGGTGACATTGTTGGCACAAGCGATACGCAGACAATGACCAACAAGACGTTGACTAGCCCCACGCTTACAACGCCACAAATCAACGATACCAGCGCAAACCATCAATATGTCTTCGCTGTCTCTGAACTGGCTGCTGATCGCACGGTAACCCTTCCCCTGCTGACGGGCAATGATACATTCGTATTCGCTGACCATACGCAGACGCTGGATAATAAAACGATTGATGGTGGAACATTTTAATGAGTGAACCGTTTGATAAGGCGGTCATACAGACGTATGAAGGCCTTGTCGGAGAAATCTTAGGAAGGGCGATTGACTTTGAAGCTAAGTATCGTGTTTCAGTTGAAACCATAGCGTCCCTTAAAAAAATGGTGGAGCAGGCTCGTGAAACGCTGGAAGAACGAGATAACAACGCCGAAGGTTTGGCAGCGGTTGTCGAAGAACTGAAAGCTGCTAAAATACGAGAGAAGGACTTATCAGAAAGAAACTCTGAACTGTCCCTCAAGCGCGAAGAATTGATGGCGAAAGTCGCCAAGTTAGAGAGACAGGTCAATGGCAAACACGGTAAAGCTAAAGCGAAGCGCAACAGCGGGTGACGCTCCTTCAGCCAGCGACTTGGAGATTGGTGAAGTTGCCATCAACACAGCCGATGGACTGCTTTACACGAAGCACACTGACGGAACAATCAACAAAATAACAATCGCTGATGATGAACTCAGCGCTTTGCTTTCAGGCTATTCAGCAGCCACGGACGCGACAGGCTCAGATTTAATTGTATTTTATGACGTTGATGCTGGCGTATGGGAGCGCAGCACGATTGCCAATGCCGCCTTGCAAGGTGAGAAGGGGCAGAAGGGTCAGGCTGGTGCGGCTGGTGCGGATGGGTCGGACGGGTCTGATGGGTCTGATGGAGACAAAGGCCAAAAAGGCGAAGTTGGCTCCAAAGGTCAAAAGGGCGAGGCTGGTGCTACGGGTAATGATGGCACAAGCGGCTCAGACGGTGACAAGGGGCAAAAGGGTCAAGCGGGCAACGATGGCAGCGCTGGCTCTAATGGTGCTAAGGGTCAAAAAGGCGAAGTTGGCGTTCAGGGTAATGATGGCGGCAACGGGGACAAGGGTCAAAAAGGACAAAAAGGCCAAGCTGGCGCGAATGGCAGTAGTGGTTCGGATGGCGCTAAAGGCCAGAAGGGCGAAAAAGGCCAGAAGGGTCAGGACGGAACTGCTGGTGGCGACGGTTCAGATGGCGATAAGGGGCAGAAGGGCGAGGTGGGCGCAAAGGGTCAGAAAGGCCAAGAAGGTAACTTCGGCGGCGCGACCTTTGATTATACCTTTAGCACGAATACGGCAGACAGCGACCCCACAAGCGGCAAGCTAAAATTCAACAACGCTAATCTGTCATCTGCATCCAAGATGTATATTGATAATCAAGATGGCAGCGCCACAAGCATCGTCACCTTCTTGCGAACCATTGATGACAGCACAAGCACAATCAAGGGTCACTTTAGGGTAAGCAACCGCCTGAACGCTGATGACTTTGCCTTGTTTACTATTGGCGGCTCAATAACTGAGGCGACAGGCTATGTCAAAGTGAACTGCTCTTACGTCAGTGGTTCAGCTACGTCATTCACCAATAATGAAGACATCATTATTACCTTTGCCCGCACGGGTGATGCTGGTGATACTGGCGCGGCTGGTTCTGATGGCAGCGATGGAGCAAAAGGCCAGAAGGGCGAGAAAGGCCAGAAAGGTCAAACGGGCGCTGGGGGCAGCAACGGAACTGACGGGGATAAAGGTCAGAAGGGGCAGACTGGCAATGCTGGCGCGGCAGGCTCAGACGGTAGCGATGGCGGCACTGGTGCTAAGGGTCAAAAGGGTGAGGTCGGCGCTGCGGGCAGCGATGGTAATGATGGTGGCACTGGCGACAAAGGACAAAAAGGTGAAGTCGGTGCAAATGGTAGCAACGGCTCAAATGGTTCAAAAGGCGAGAAGGGTCAAAAAGGCGAGGTAGGCGCTGGTGGCTCGGATGGCTCTAACGGCTCTAAGGGTGAGAAAGGTCAGAAGGGTCAAACGGGTGGCAGCGGCTCTGATGGCTCTAACGGTTCAAAGGGCGAGAAGGGTCAAAAGGGTCAGACTGGTGGAAGCGGCTCTGATGGTTCAGATGGAACGAAAGGTGAGAAGGGGCAGAAAGGCCAAACTGGCGGAAGCGGTAGTGATGGCTCTGATGGCACTAAAGGTCAAAAAGGCCAAAAGGGTCAAACTGGCTCTGGTGGGTCTAATGGGCTTAAGGGACAAAAAGGCGAAGGCGGTTTAACCACAACGATAGCAACAAAACTTTTTGCTGGCGGAACTGGTCCAAGCACAGAAAATCTGAACACTGTCGGCAATAACGTATCTACTGGGCAGCTTGAATATAGAGGTTTTAATTCTTCCTCTAGCAACGCGCCACCTATGAGTGATAATGCGAATGGCGTTATTACAGTTGGACAGCACAGTGGTAATTATAACGCCCAGTTGGCGTTTTCCTCAAACGGGAATATGTATTGGCGAGATAACCCCAGCTCGTCTAATGGCTCTTGGAGAGCGGTTTGGGATAGCGGAAACGATGGCTCAGGCTCTGGTCTTGATGCTGACACGGTTGATGGTATTCAAGGCAGCAGCTTCTTGCGTAGTGATGCTGCCGACACCAAGACTGGCACATTGAACCTTCAAGCCAATTTAGATATGCGAGCCGACAATAGCACGACTAATCGATATGTTCATATACCCCGTGGCGGCGGTATCACGTTCTATGGAGACGCATCAACTCATCATTCGATTACGTCACGCAATTCAGGCAACCAATCCGCAGACGACATTCTGATTTCATCGTATGGCGGTGTTCATATTGATTTAGATAGTAATAACAACAACTCGTCAGCAGCTAACTTCACCATCGGCAAGCATGATGGTGGCACTAACTATTTTACCTTTAACGGTGAAACTTCAGATTTAACGGTTTCAGGTAATGTAACCGCTTATTCTGATAAACGACTAAAAGACAACATCGAAACTCTTGATGGCTCTAAGGTTTATGATATGCGTGGCGTATCATTCACAAAAGAAGGCAAGGTTGGTTCAGGTGTGGTGGCTCAAGAACTGCAAGCTGTCGCCCCAGAATTAGTGAATGAAGATGGGGAATATTTAAGTGTCGCGTATGGCAACGTAGTCGGCTACCTCATCGAAGCAATCAAAGAACTCAAAACAGAGGTCGATGACCTCAAAACCCAACTAGCCGAGAAAGAATAAACCCATGGCTGTAACATACACATATGAAGCGCCTACGGGTGACGAAACTTCTGTAGAAGTGACGTTCACTGATGGCGCGGTGACACATCAGCGCGGTGTGAACGCTGTGTTTACGGATGGTGCTTATGACGCCGATGCCACAGAAGAGCGTGTTGCTGAGGTGGCACTCGGTGTAGAAAATAAAATTGCCGTTGGAGCAATTAGTCAGCCTGAAGAAGAATAATTTTTCTTGTTAGTTTTTGCGTAAGCAATTACTTTCACCTATGGCCAAAATTTACCAAATATCGTTGCACGCTGGCGCATACGATGGCAGGGGTAAAACCCAAGAGCAGATAGAAACTGAAACAGGTTGCAAGCCTCTGGAGGGGTGGCGTGACCCGCTTCTCAATAGGCCGATGTTGTCTGGGGAGGTTGGTTGCGCCATCAGCCATTTGCGCGTCTGGGAAAAGATAGCTGACAGCGGGCATAACGGAATTATCCTTGAGGAAGATGCGGTTTATGAAACCATCAATGCCCATGAGGTTGATGAACTGCTAAAGACCCATGATAGCGTCTGGCTGGGCTACAGGCAGAACTCGATGGGCTATTGGTATAATGCACACGCCTACGCCATCACCCCCGATACAGCCCGATATTTGCTCTCTCAGGGCTTTCAAGAATCCCTAGTGCCAGTGGACGAATTCCTACCGTTTGCCCTTACAGGGGGCGAGTATGGCGCTTACAGGGGTGGTTCTGTAGAGAAAAAAGAAAACTATTTCTTTGAACCCCCAATCGTGCGACAAATAGAGCGAAAACATAGACCAAGCATTATTGAGGGGACTTCAAAGATGCAGGATGAACATATACACCTTATCACGGTGGCAACAGAACCAGACAAGGCGGAAGCGCTTAAAGCAACAGCCGCACGTTTTGGGTGGCCTCTTACTATGCTTGGCAAAGACAGCGACTGGCGCGATGATATGGATACCGCTGGCGGCTTCCCGAAGATTGAGTTTGTCAGGGAGTTTGTTAAGGATATTGAGCCAGACACGATTATTATGTTCATGGATGCGTATGACACCTTCATCAACGACACAATGGATACGGTGTTGGAGCGCTATAAGGGTTTCAACGCGGATATTGTTATTGGGGCAGAGCGCTTCCTATGGCCTGATTGGGACTATGGCAAGGAATATCCTGAAAGTGAAACGCCATATCGCTATCTTAATTCTGGGCAATACATCGGGACTGCTGGTGCTATCAAGAAATTTCTTGAAAAAGGGAGCATTGCAGAAGACCTTGATGACCAAGCCTTTTTCCATGAGAAGTTTCTCAAGGGCGATTCAAATGTGGCATTGGATTACGAGGCTTACATATTTCAAAACAGCGAAGCCACTGTTCAAAGAGTGGGCG